TGAGTTTTCTATAGATGATCTAATGAATTTTCCCCAGAATTCTGGAATACCCAAAAAGCAAATCCCGTTTGTTAGAATGAATGGGAAGTTTATGTGGAAGAAGTTACGCGAGTACGAAGAAGAGTATGGCGTGGAACTTATATTCTCTGGAGACAAAGAAAACGCAGAAGATCGAGCTATGATGATTTTTGACAACGTAACGGAGATATTACTGCGTGAACAAGCAGAGTGACAACATAAAAGAAATTAATGATGCTTGGCTCAATATAAATGTAGATGAGTCTAAAATCATTAACCCGTTTAGCATTCAAACGGAAGAGGAGTTCACAACTAAGCTAACTTGGTTGATGACAAACCCAGAATATTTTTCGTTCATATGTAAAGAACTATTAAATATTGACCTTTTGCCCACACAAGCTTTAATGCTTAGAGAAATGTGGGGCAGAAAATTTCCAATGCTTATAGCAAGTCGTGGCTTTGGTAAATCGTTTATGTTGTCTGTATATGCCGTTCTTCGTTGTCTATTAATGCCCGGAAGAAAAGTGATCATTGTTGGTGCGGCGTTTAGGCAATCTAAAATTCTTTTTGAATACATGGATGGCATATGGAGGAACGCACCAATACTTCGAGATATTGTTGGTAGTTCTGGTGGGCCTAGACGTGATGTTGACATGTGTAGATTAACAATAGGTGAAAGCACCGTGACATGCCTCCCTCTTGGTGACGGTAGTAAAATTCGTGGTCAACGTGCTAACGACATCATTGCAGATGAATTTGCATCTATTCCCCGTGAGATATTCGAAAACGTAGTCGCTGGTTTTGCTGCTGTTACCGCATCCCCAGTGGAAAATGTAAAAAGAATAGCAGCTCACAAAAGAGCCGTAGAGCTTGGGGAAGAAGATCACGATGAGGGAGTAGCCAACGAAGAGAATGGAAATCAAATTATACTTTCTGGTACTGCTTACTATGACTTTAATCACTTTGCTGAATACTGGAAGAAGTGGAAACAAATAATCAAAAGCAAAGGTCAGCCTAGTAGATTAGCTGAAATATTTGGAGATGTTGAAATTCCAAACGGCTTTGATTGGCGTCAGTATTCTATCATTCGTGTTCCGTTCGAGCTTTTGCCGCAGGGTTTTATGGATGACGCTCAGGTAGCCAGATCTAAAGCGACGGTTCACTCTGGTATTTACGAGATGGAATTTGGAGCATGCTTCGCTACAGACAGCAATGGGTTCTTCAAACGATCTTTAATAGAAAGTTGTGTTGTATCTCCGGAGAACCCAGTCACTCATCCTAGTGGAGAAGTAAACTTTCAATCTATGCTTAAGGGTAATCCTAACTGTAGGTATGTGTATGGTGTTGATCCAGCCTCCGAAGTAGACAATTTCTCTATAGTTGTTCTTGAGGTACATGAAGATCATAGTAGGACTGTTCATTGCTGGACAACCAATAGAAGTAGACATAAAGAACAGGTTAAAGCTGGACTAGCAAGTGAAACTGATTTTTATTCGCACTGTGCTAGAAAAATTAGAGATCTAATGAAGGTTTTCCCCTGTTCGGAAATTGCATTAGATGCTCAGGGGGGTGGTATTGCCATAATGGAAGCCCTTCATGATAAAGATAAAATACAAACTGGAGAACTTCCTCTTTGGCCTACCATAGATGAAAAGAAGGAAAAGGACACTGATGGAAATCCCGGACTTCATATTCTTGAAATGATTCAATTTGCAAAGGCAGACTGGCTTGCCGAGGCTAATCACGGTCTAAGAAAGGACTTTGAAGACAAAACTGTTTTGTTTCCTTACTTTGATTCAGCAACGCTTGGTCTTGCTATGTCCGATGATAAATTAAAGAACAGAATGTATGACACACTAGAAGACTGCGTGATGGAGCTTGAAGAGCTAAAAGATGAACTTTCGATGATCATTATAACGCAAACAACAACGGGTAGAGATAAGTGGGACACTCCTGATGTAAAACTCCCCGGTGGTAGAAAAAATCGATTGAGAAAAGATAGATACTCTTCTCTAATCATGGCGAACATGTCTGCAAGAAAGATCTTGCGCACACCACCACCTCATGTCTATGATACTATTGGTGGTTTTGCGGGAGGCGCAAGAGGCAAAATAGACGGCCCAGAATACGTAGGGCCAGCTTGGTTTACTGAAGGAATGAGAGATGTATATTAGTTTGGTGTATAGTCATACAGATTAATTATCAATCATTTCAATTACAATTAGATAGGTAGAAAAATGGACGATAGCTCAATACAAAATCAAGAAAAAGCACAATCTTTTGTTACTTGGTCTGACGACTCTGGTAAGCAAAAAGCTCTTGCCGAAACGTCAGATAACATTGAAGCTTACGACGGGGTTCAGAAAGCTTCAGCCTATAGTCGTAGGTCTTTTCTTGATGTAGAGCCTAATCGTTCTGTAAGAACTGGATTTAATCGAGAGGATTACAATCGCTTTCGTAGTTCTGAAGCTGTACCTAAGCAGCAAAAAGAAGCCATAAAAATGTGCATGGCTGCTTACGATAGAGTTGGAATCATTAGGAATGTTATTGATCTAATGGCTGACTTTGCTGGACAGGGTATCAATATCGTCCATCCAAATAAGCGTATCGAGAAATTTTTCCGCGCATGGTTTCAAAAAGTAAACGGTAGAGAAAGAACAGAAAGGTTTTTAAACACCCTTTATAGATGTGGAAATGTAGTTGTAAAACGAAGAACTGCAAAAATAAATAAGAAAACAGAAAGACAGCTTCGCTCGATGGGCGGTGTTGACATGAAAATAGCCGACCTGAAGGTTGATAGAAGGGAAATCCCTTGGAAGTTTGATTTTTTAAACCCCATGTCTATTGAGGTTGTTGGTAACGAATTAGCTACTTTTGTTGGTCAGCCACAATACGTCTTAAAAGTATCTAAGCTTGTAAGAGGTCTAGCAAACAAGAGTCTTAATGGAGGCTCTTCTCATCATAAAAATCTAACGGCAATGCTGCCTCCAGACATTTTAAAGGCTATCAAGAACGGAGCGACAACAGTACCGTTAGATCCAGAAAAGGTGTCGGTATATTACTACAAGAAAGATGATTGGCTTGTTTGGTCTAACCCAATGATTTATGCCATTCTTGATGACATTATCATGCTGGAAAAAATGAAGCTCGCTGATGTATCCGCTCTTGATGGTGCTATTTCTAATATAAGACTTTGGAGTCTTGGAGATTTAGACAACAAGATACTCCCAACCAAGGCTGCCATTAACAAGTTAAGAGATATTTTGGCAAGCAACGTGGGTGGCGGTACTATGGATTTAGTATGGGGGCCAGAATTAAAGTTTACAGAATCTAGCACTCAGGTGTTTAAATTTTTGGGAAAAGAAAAATACGAACCGGTTCTTACCAATATTTATGCTGGACTTGGTATTCCTCCAACCCTTACGGGTATGGCTAGTGGTGGCGGTGGTTTTACTAATAATTTTATTAGTCTTAAAACACTTGTTGAAAGATTGGAATATGGCCGTCAGGTATTGACGAATTGGTGGAATCAAGAACTAGAGATAGTTCAAAAAGCAATGGGCTTTAGACTTCCGGCTAGGATTCACTTTGACCAGATGGTTTTGTCAGACGAGGCTACTGAGAAGAACCTCCTTATTCAACTTGCTGATAGAAGTATCATTAGCACCGAAACTCTGGTTGAAAGATTTGGAGAAATTCCAGAAATTGAGAAAATCAGAATTCGTCGAGAGGTAAAAGATAGGCAGAATGAGAACATGCCACAAAAAGCTGGCCCATATCACAACCCTCAACATCGTAATGATCTTGAGAAGATTGCCCTCACGAAGGACTCTATGCAGCCAGAAGATTTTGGTTTAGTACCATCTCCTGATACGGGCGGCCATCCCCTCACTGACCCTCAAGACAGAAGGGATAAAATTAGTATTCAAGATGAGAAAGATGAAAAAGAGGATAAGAAGTTTGACAAAGAGTTAAAGCGAGAAGAAACAAAGCAGCAAAATGCACCTCCAGAGGAAAAGTTTGCCCCTACCGGAAGACCAGAAGATGGAAGACCGAAAAACGCAAAGGATCAAATTAAGAGAAAACAGAAAGAGGTTAAGCCTAGAAAATCTGTAAACTCCGAGTTTGTCAACATTTCGCTATGGGCTACTGAAGCTCAAAATAAGATATCTAAAATTACCAACCCTGCAATACTAGCATATCATAACAAGGCTAATTTGAGATCACTTACAAAGAGTGAGATGGATCAATTAGAGCATTTAAAACTATGCATACTTTGTGGGATCGAGCCTTTTATGGATATCGACGCGGATGTTATTAACAGTCTTCTTAAGCGACCGGCAGTCATAAACGAAACTGTGCTTTCTTCCTTAAGGGTATTCAAGAGTGATTTTAATAAGAGAAATGATAGACAACCATCTATAGACGAGGCTCGTCAAATACATGTCTCGGCATATGCTTTAAGTAAAACAACATAGCGTTTCTAAGATTTTATTTGTCATATGGTGTATATTTTTTTAGAGGTGATATATGAAAATATATGAAAAAGAGATATCAGCCGGTTTAGAAGAAATTATAAAGTCTAACGCTAGTGTGGCATATTCTTCTCCAGTTAGTATTTATACTCCCAGTAAGAAACAAAAAGAAAACATTCAGCAATTTATCGTTGCTAACGATGCTATTGCTGAGAATCAAGATCAGTTTGATCTATACTATTTGAATTCTGTTCTGGTATCAACCGGGTGGAATAAAAATGATGACGTATTTGATCGAGGTGAAACTTGGTCTGCTAGGGAAACCCCTGTAGACAAACAATTTAATTTCATGCACGACGAATCAGACATAATTGGTCACATAACTAATAGCTTGGTTATGGACGAAAGTGGCAATGAGGTTTCTAACCCAGACAAAACTGAAAAGTTTGATATTGTTACAAGCGCTGTTCTTTACAATAGCTGGAGTAATCCAGAACTAAAAGAAAGAATGGTAAAAATAATATCAGAAATTGAATCAAACAAATGGTTTGTTTCAATGGAGTGCCTCTTTAATAATTTTGACTATGCTGTAGTCACCCCACAAGGTGAGCATAAAGTAATTGCTAGAGACGACGCCTCCGCTTTTTTAACTAAACATCTTAGAGCATATGGAGGAGAGGGAAAGTATGAAGGATATACCGTAGGAAGACTTTTAAGGAATATAGCGTTTTCTGGAAAAGGTCTGGTTAGCAACCCTGCTAACCCGAGAAGTGTGATTCTCAACGATGTTGATCCATTTAAAGGCGCGAAAGCCGAAGAAATAAATAACTCTAGTTTTAAACAGGAGAATGAAAATATGTCTGATACCCTTAGACAGCAAGTAGACGAGCTTAAAGCTGAATTAGTTAGCGCTAAAACGGCTTCCGACGCTCTAAAAGCTGAAATTACCAAGCAAAAAGATCAAGAATTTCAATCCCAGATTGAATCTTTTGAAGCCAGTGTTTCTGAAAAAGATACGGCTATTACTGAAGTTCAAGTTGCTGTTCAAGCCGCTGAAACTAAAGTTGCCGAACTTGAAGAGACAATTGCCAAGAGAGACGAAGAGTTGGTCATCGCCAACAAAAAAATCGAGGCTCATGAAGCTGAAGCTAAAACCATGGCTCGTAGAGCAGCATTGGTTGAAGCTGGTTTTGAAGAGGAAGACGTTGAGGAAGTCCTTGCATCTTTCGCTGAAGCTACCGATGAAATGTTTGACAAGGTTGTTGCGCTTAAGAAAAAAGGTTCATTACCACCATGGTTAGACAAAGATAAAAAAGATGACGATGATAAAGACGAAAAAGATGACAAGAAAAAGGGAATGAAGAAGAAAGCTGAAGTTCAAGCTGAAGATGCTACCGAAGAGGAAGCTGATGAAGCCGACACAGAAGCCGAAGCTGAAGTCCTTGAGGATGTAGAAGAAGAAGTAGAGCCTGCATTGGCAGACGCTGGTGATGATTCTTCTGATGAATTGCGAGCAAGTGCTAGTGAATGGCTTGAAACTAACGTTCTTCGTTCAACGGCAAATATTAACAAGTAAATATGTTTTTTAAGGAGACATAACAATGGCTTTAAAAGCTGATAGAAATGAACTCGATGTAGACATTAGTTTTTTCTACAACGCTGGAACGGCAGAACGTGGCGGAGTGGTTAGTATCACTTCGGTAGGCTCTGGCGCAGCGATGGATCAAGCTGGTGCTTTAGTAGCATATACTGCTGCGGCGAATGATGTAATTCCCGTGGGCATCTTGCTTAATGATGTAGTTAACCTTGACCTCACTCGCCAGCATATCAACTGGCACAAAGATGAAGTCCAAAAGGGTGGCAAAGTGTCAATCCTGAAGAAGGGTTATGTTGTAACCAATAATATTACTGGTACACCAACAGCTGGTGCATTAGCTTATCTTGATGACCTCACCGCTGGTAACTTAACCGTTAAAGCCAACGTCGATACAACCGAATATATTTCAGTTGGTCGTTGGATGTCCTCTTTGGACGAAGATGGTTATGCTAAGGTAGAAATTAATCTACCTGCTGGTGTCATGAATACTGATGCTGGTGCATTAGAATAATTTTAACCCTTAATAAGGAGACTTGAAAATGAGTAGAATGACTAAACCTGATGATGCTTTCATCGAACTCATTCAGCGCTCCGGTAGCGCCGACAAGAATGAATCTCTCGCTGCGCAGCGAGAACTTGCGGTAGCTCTGGAAAGCCCCCTTCGTAAGGGTGTTTTAGTAGGCGACGTGCTTGATGGTATCTTTGAAAAGATCCAAATGGCTCCCGGCTCTGCTGCTGAATTTCCACTTGACCTCTTGGCCCCCGGCACAGAGAACGATCATGTGGCTTACACTAATCCCGGTCACGGTCGTATTCCCGAACGTACTGTCGAAGGCGATTATGTCATGGTTCCAACCTATACGGTTGCTTCCTCGATTGATTACCTTCTTCGATACGCCCGCGAAGCCCGTTGGGATGTTGTAGGTCGTGCAATGCAAGTTCTTGAAGCTGGATTTGTCAAGAAAATGAATGATGACGGATGGCATACACTATTAGCTGCTGGCGTTGACCGAAATGTTTTGGTCTATGATGCTGACGCTGCTGATGGTCAATTCACCAAACGTGTCATTTCTTTAATGAAAACTGTTATGCGACGTAACGCTGGTGGTAACACTGGTTCGTTAAATCGTGGTAAATTGACGGATATTTATCTTTCACCTGAAGCCCTCGAAGACATTAGAAACTGGGGTATTGATCAGGTTGATGAAGTCACCCGTCGTGAAATTTACCAAGCTGGCGACGACGCTGCTTCCATCACCCGTATCTTTGGCGTGAATCTTCACGACATGGACGAAATGGGTGAGTCTCAGGAATATCAACTGTTCTTTAGCAACCAGCTTTCTGGTAGCTTGAACGGCACTGATCCTGAATTAGTGGTTGGTCTTGACAGAAGTGCCAATGATAGCTTCATTATGCCCATCAAACAAGATGTGCAGATCTTTGAAGATGACGCACTACATCGTCAGCAACGCGCTGGATTCTACGGCTGGGCTGAAGTAGGCTTTGCTGTTCTGGACAACAGACGCATCCTGCTTGGTTCTTTCTAAGAATCTTGACGTAGTACCACAGAAAAGAGCCGCCTCTATTTTTTTAGGGGCGGTTTTTTTTGTATGGTGTATAATAAGAGAGATAATAGCAATGTAATTGGATTACTTTTCAATGACTAAAAGAACCAAAACAGAACTAGCAACACAAGTTAGCGACCTATTATTAAATAACACGTCTGGTCTTATTAGTCCAGAGGATGTTAGAAGCGTTTTTACAGACGTGGGTGACTCTTTGCTTTTTTGGGATAGCACTAAGCCTACTGGCGCTGGCAATTCTTGCGTTCAGGGTGAAATGAAGTTCGGAAGCACTGACTATGATGGGACTACAGTACACCATCTTTATGTCTGCGTAGACACTAATACTTGGAAGCGTACAGAACTAACAACCTTCTAGAAAGGGAAATATAAAATATGTCTGCTATGTCAACATATCTTGAAAATGCCTTAGCCTCGCATGTTTTAAGAAACACCGCCTACACCACTCCCGGTACATCTATTTATGTCGGGCTTATTAACTTTTATGAAACTGCGAAACTGGAAGCTGGAACCCTTACTCAAGAGCAAAGTGGTGGAGCTTATGCAAGAGTTCAGACAACAGCTTGGGACGCCCCTAGTGATGGTGCAACTCAAAACACAGCTGCGGTTACTTTCCCGACAGCGACAGCTAACTGGGGAATGGTTTCTGGGGTGTTTATAGCTGACGCTTCAAGTGGAACCAACGTTTTGCTCCACGGCTCATTAACTACAGCCAGAGATGTTCAAGATGGCGATGTTTTCAAGTTTAATGCCGGTGATCTAGATGTCACCTTTGCTTAATATCATCCTTCTTTAATTAAAGGGAGGTCGATATGGCTTTAGTGGTTAAAGACAGAGTAAAAGAAACAACAACTACTACGGGTGCAGGTACAATTAATCTTGCCGGTGCAGTGAGTGGTTTTCAAACCTTCGTGGCCGGTGCTGGTGATGGCAATACTACCTATTATGCTATTGAAGATGCCAATGGAACTGGCTGGGAAGTAGGTCTTGGAACCGTTACGGACGCTTCTCCAGATACTCTTGCATGCACCACAATTTTAGCAAGTAGTAATAGTGACAGTGCTATTACTCTCACCTCTGGTACTCATACTGTTTTTGTCACTTATCCTGCTGACAAAGCGGTATTCTTAGACAGCAATAACAATTTAATTCCGGTCTCTACTCCATATGGAACGATCACCGGAGACACAACTGTAACAACGGCTAACGTCGTTGTTTTTGCAAACGCCACAAGCGGAGCTATAGATGTAACTACATACGCAGCTACGTCAAACGGAGGGAAGACTTTAATCATAAAGAAAATAGACAGTAGTGTCAACACTGTGGATATTATCAGATCTGGAAGCGAAACAATTGATGGGGTTACAACCGTTACTTTAAGACATCAGTATGAATCTATTACTTTAATATCAGACAATAGTAATTGGTTTATAGTATAAGTGTATAATATTATAGAAAATAACAATCATCTTCTAGCGGAGAAATAACATGACATATTCACCACAAGGCCTTGGGATTGTCACCCTAGGGACATCCCAAATTGGGAAGTTTATTAGTACACATGGTACTACTGGCGACGTAATTATTCCAGACAGTGATAAGTTCTCGTTTGGTACTGGAAGCGATGCTTCTATTTACTTCGATGCAACCAATTTGGTCATAGCGGATGAGAACATACCAGTATCTATAGGTCATGCTTCTAGTACTGTTACTATTGCGGGAAATCTTACCGTAACTGGAACAACCACTACGGTTAATGTTGAACTGGTTAATTCTGCAAATGGCGTTATTTTTGAAGGCGCGACAGACAACGGTTTTGAAACAACGCTGATCGGAGTAGACCCAACTGCTGACGCGATAATCAAGTTGCCCGCAATGGCGGCTGCTACGTATTTCTTGCCGGTTTTGGCTGTTGTTAGCACTACAGCAATTACTTCAACACCTGAAGAACTTAACATCCTTGATGGAGTTACGGCTACAGCAGCACAGCTTAACTATTTAGCGGGTGTCACCCTAGGAACCGCAGCAGCATCAAAGGCTATGACTTGGGCTGCTGACAGTTCGTGGACTGCTGCTGGTGGTACGTGTGCTGATCTTGGAATAGTAACTACTGTTGATATTAATGGTGGAACAATTGACGGTACTATTATTGGTGGAGCTTCTGTCGCGGCAGGCTCTTTTGCCGCTCTCGTAGCGACTACTGGAACCTTTTCTGGTGTACTCAAAACAGACGACGCTACAGATGCAACCTCTACTACAGATGGATCGCTTCAAACTGATGGTGGTTTGAGCGTTGCTAAAGACGGTATCTTTGGCAATGATGTAAAACTATTGACTGATGATTCCGTTTTCGCCATGGGAATCGGTAGTGATTTTACTATCACGCATGATGGCTCAACTGGGGCGACTATTGCCGCAGGAGCTACGGGTTTAGCAATTAATACCGATACAGTTACATTTGGCTCTGCAAACGCTAGCGACCCTCTCGTTATTATTCAGAACACTACAAACGATGCCTCTGCCGCTCGTCTTCGCTTTGTTAAAGACAAGGGGGCCGCAGGAGCCGACGGTGACGATATTGGTATTATCGAATTCTATGGTGATGATGCTGCTCAAACTCAAACCGTGTTTGCTAAAATTGTCGCTGAAGTTTCTGAGGCTGACGATACTGATGAATCGGGTAAACTTTCGTTCTATGTAGCTGAGAGTGATGGAACAACCACAGCATTAGCTGCTGGTTTGGTGTTAGAAGGAGAACATGCAACCAATGGTGAAGTTGATGTAACCATTGGTGCGGGTACAGCGTCAACTACAACAGTTGCTGGTGACCTAAAAGTAACAACTAATATTATATTAGACGATGGTGGTTCTCTTACAGAAGCTGGCGGAACCGCAGCCTTTACTTTTGATGGTAGTGGTAATGTTACAAAGATTGGACAATCTACACACACCAATGGATATTTCCTTAAATACAACACTAGTAGTGGTTTAGCAGAATGGGCAGTAGCCAGCACACTTACCGTAGAAAACGCTACTGGTACTGGAGCGATAAGCAAAGGCTTTACCGATGTTGACGCTACCGCTGGCAATAAAACCATGACTCTTCCTACTGGTGCAGCAGGATCTATTGGATACGTGTACACAATTAAGAAGATGGACAGTAGTGCTAATACTGTTACTCTTACTACAGCCACTGCTGATAAAATTGATGGTGGCGATAGTATTCTGCTTTACCACCAGTACGAAAGTGTTACGGTAATTTATGCAGCGACTAACAAATATTACATCATGTAATTAGGGTATGTAAAATATGGCACATTCAATAACATTGCAGACGTCAGATCCTACTATCACCGATAATGACATTTTAGGAAAGATCAGTTTTGCTGCCCCTAATGAAACTGGAGCTGACGCACTGTTAGTTTCGGCGTCCATTTTTGCTAGAGCAGAAGCGGCGTTTGACGAGGATGAAAATGCTACTGAGTTAGTATTTGTAACATCTACTAGTGAGTCTTCTTCGCCGGGAACTACAAATGGTGACATGATCCTTAGTTCTGCTGGAAATCTTATTCTAAGTGGCACTATTACGTGCGCCACCAGTTTGACCATTGGTTCTGCCGCAATGTCTGAAGCTGATCTTGAATTTCTTGATGGTATTACAGCAGGAACTGCCGCCGCTAGTAAGGCTGTTGTTTTAGATGGTTCTAAGAACATTGCCACTATTGGAACGGTTGGTTGTGGAGCCATAACTTCTACTGGCAACTCTGGCTTTGCTCAAGTTACCACCTCTGGTCGTGTAATTGTTGATGATGCAACTGACGCCACTTCTACCACGGACGGTTCGCTTCAAACCGATGGCGGCCTGAGTGTTGCCAAGGATTGTATTCTTGGAAATGACGTAAAATTATTGACTGATTCTTCGGTTCTATCTTTAGGCATAGGTAGTGATGCTACCTTTACTCACGACGGCACTACGGGTCTTACAATTGCTGCCAATCCAATTACTCTTGATTCAGGGGCGGCAATCAATATTGAACCCGCCTCTGGTTCAGTCATTCTATTGGATGGTACTATCAGTATAGATGCAGGCGTTGTTACTGGGGCCACTTCAATAACCAGCACTGCTTTTGTAGGCACTCTATCTACAGCTGCTCAAGCCAATGTTACTTCACTGGGAACTCTCACCACACTTTCTGTTGATGATATTATTATAAATGCTTCTACCATTGACTTTAATGGCAGTACAGGAGACAACAAACTCGATTTAGCAGATAACATTGCTAATGGGTTAGATATCGTAACGGGCGGATCTGACTCTTATATGAAGTTTAATACCCAAACTGCGGGTACTGAAGTTACATATACCAAAGAGGCTGTAGAGATATCAAAGCCTCTTAAATGTACTAAAGCTATACACTCTTCAATATCAAAAACAAACGCTGTTGCTACAGGCCAAACATTGAAAGGTGGCGGGTCAGGAAATGTGGTAACTTTAGACTTAGCTTCTGCTGGGTTCTTTAGAGTTCAGTTAGACAATAACGTAGATGAAATTTGGTTTAAGAATCAAGCTGAAGGCCAAAAAATAATTATAAGACTTGAACAAGATGGTACTGGCAGTAGAACTGTAGACCTTAGTGATTCTTTCTATGCTACAGATGGAACCGCAGTTAGTGTCCAGTGGTCTGGCGATACTGCTCCTACTTTAACCACGACAGCTAGCAAGGTAGACATAATTGGCTTATTAAACTTTGGAATACCAGCAGGTAGTGTGCATTGGTACAACGCTGTACTTATAGGGCAGAATTTTGACTAATGAAACCTAAAAAATGCGCGATTGTAAGCACTCCAAGGTCGGGAACTCATTTTTTAAGATTTACACTAAACAACCACCCATGGCTCCAATTTGCCGGAGAGTTTTTTAGAGACTCTGTCTCTATGCCGCACATTGTAGAGACACAATACGAATACGGAATAAAGAGTTACATATACAATGACATACTCGACACAGGAATGGATCATTTAGACTACGTTGGGTTTATTTGGCATTTGGTTTTAGATAGCGACTTAGATAAAAGCAAAGTCGATAAATTTATCATACTAGAAAGAAGGAATAAGCTTGAACAGTTTGTTTCATTAAAGATAGCCACTAAGACCGAAAATTTTGCATACACAAAAACAACTGACAAAATTGAAGTAGACCTAAATCAGTTCTTCTTCTTTTTAAATAGAAACAGAGGCCTTTATTCAGGCTTTAGGAACTCGACCCAAGACTATAAGAACATTTATTACGAAGACTTGCGTGATAATTTTGAAAGCACTATCAGAGATATTAATGATTATCTTGGAACGCGACAGATTGACCTCTTGGCAGGAGATCTTTTAAAACAAGAAACAAGACCAATGAAGGACGTGATAATAAATTACGAGGACGTAAAAGAATATGATAGACTTTGGTAAGTA